TGTAATAAATACTAGGGGTACTTCCGGGAAAAGTGCCTTTAAAATAAGTGCATTAGAAATAACACAGATTGAAGAAACAAATCCAATGATTACAATTTCCTCATACTGTTTCATATCAATAGTCTGCCACTTATTATAACCAAATTGGTTTTTAAGTAGTTTGCGAATATAGGGATAATTTTCTCTTACTCGCGCGCGAGAATCAATTTCCCAATCTTCTGTACCATATTGAGTATGAACAATAGGAAGATTTTTACCTTCCTGTGTTTCTAAATAATTTTCATAGTGCGTATCTTGTGTTTGATAAATAAACCACGCATTATCTACTGCATACTTAACTACTTCTTCAACTATTGGCATTGCTTCTTGCGCGAATGGATTCGCGAGAGAACCATCAATAAATCCTTTTTGAGTATCAATTTGTACAAGAGCTTTCATATTTAAATTCTCCTTCTTCTTTTTCTATATATATTATAACAAAATTTTTAAAAAATATCAAGTATATGAAATCACTATTAAATGTGTTATTTACTATTTCCACTACTAAATATTTGACACAAATGCACTTTTATGATATAATTATAAAGGGTGATGAAGATGGAAACAAAATTATCTACCACGACAGTATCAGATTTACATACATCGGGAGATTTAAATTTTTCACGCGGGAAATATAATATTCTAGATTGTGGGGTTCGTACTGGGAAAACATATTGGGCAGTTCATAATTTAATATAGTATACGCGCGATAATCAAAATCGTCGTATCTTATTCCTAACTGATACTACCTTCTTAAAAAATGATATAATAAACGCCTATCCAGAAATATGTTGTGACGCGGATGAAATGTGGGTACGCGAACCAGGAACTTGGACAGCAGAAGAATGTAATAAAATTGGTATTATGTGTTATCAAGGATTAGGTATGAAAGTTTTAAAAGAAGAAACATCTTTTCTTGAAAACATTGATGTAATATGTTGGGATGAATGTGATAGTATATTTGATTTTGCCGCAACAGCATTTCAAAAAGCACGTCATAGTGATTTTGCGCGCAAATCTAGTACAAACAACGAAATCCTATCCTTAATTCAACAACATTCTTCGCGCAAAGAATATATGCCACTAATTTTACTTGGCTATTGGGAACGTATTATATACGAAGGACGCATATTATGTATAGGTTTATCCGCAAGTCCAGAACGAGCGCGACAATATTACGCTAGCTTAACAAACGCAAGTAATAAAGGTAAAATTGAAACAAGTTTTCGTGCGGCATCAGACATATATTTTAAAAATGTAATCGACCATATACATGAACTAGAACCTTTACCTGGTGTAGCTTATTGGTGTTACTCTCCATCAATAACTCATAATCAAAGTATTGTTCGCGCGGGAATTGAACAAGGTTTTAACGCGATTGAAATACATTCAGAACAAAATACAGATTGGCCGCTAGATGATGAACAAAAGCGCGTAATTAATTGGATACGTACTTTTCACCTAGTACCTCCCGAATATGATTTTGTTGTAATTACAAAAGCATTTGAACGTGGTTTTAGTATTGAAGATGAACGTTTCAAACATCTAATAGTTGATTCTTTTTACTAGTCTGATAGAATACAAGCTGCACGTCAAACATTTCCGTATCAGCGTCACGTTAAAACCCTAATATCTGAAGTTCCAGCTGAATTTAAAGATAAATGGCTAACAGTACAACAATGCCGCGAACTTGCAGAATATATGGAAGTACCAGAAATAAACTTATCCAACAATCGTAATCAATCGCGCATAATGACATGGAATAAATTACAAGAAGTATTACCATCTGTAGGCTATACAGTAGAAAAAGCGCGAAAACGCATAAATGGTAGTACAAACGCATTAAATTGTTATAAAATAAGCGGAGAATGGCGCGAAGCAGAAGTTGTTGGAGATAATAATTTCTTTACATTAGTTGCAGCTAAATCTTTGGAAGATGAATAATCTTCCTCTTTTTTTTATGTTGGGGAAAATAAAAAACAATAGAAATGAAATAAAATAGATACCTCTAAAACTGAATAAAAAAGAAAGGGAAGTAGGAGAGGTAAGAACGGGCAATTTTTTACTATATAGTAATTTTTTCCGGTAGGAAATTTTTTGTGGAAAAAATTTGGTAGTATATAATATGGGGTAGTGCAAAATTTCAAGTGAAAGTCAATTGTTGGAAGGCGTCAAATACAATTTTTTTCTTAATATTTGACTATTTTTTAGACCTTGCACTACCATTTTTTTGTATGTTTTATGCATAATTTTGTATATTTTTCCAGCTTATAAGTCCAACCTTTCTCCAGATGCAGCCGCTTCGCGGCAGCACGGAAATATAATTACTCGTAATGCGCTTCGCGCATTACTCGTAATTATATTTATATTATATATATATTATCTTTTTTTAATAAAAAAAGTGTGTTTTTTTTTGAGTACTCTATATGTACCCTAGGGGGTACTCAAAAATGCACACAAAATTTTTACTACAAATTTTTTGTAATTTTTCGCGGCGGAATATCAAGTTGCAGCTTTTTAAATACTTGACATTAATTAAATTTATGATAAATATATTTATATTTATATTTCCCCTTTTATTATAAAATAATTTTTATTTTTTGTCAATAAAAAAATTTTTTAAAATTTTTTCCAGCTTTTTTCGCGTGTCAAATATTTGACAGCAAACCCAGCTTGTGGTAATATTTATATTTATATTTCCCTTCTTATTATACTCCAGCTTTTCCAGCTTGTCAAGATGCAGCTTATTTCAAAGTGCAGTTTATTTGTCAAATTCTGGAAGCCGCGCCGCATGTCAAGTATTAGATAAAAATAAGTAGTTAGCCGTGACTAACTACTTGACAAAAATTGGAATTTAGATGTTAAACATCTAAAAGTTCCTATTGACTTTTTTAATAAATATGATATAATACTATTGAAAGGAAGGGATGGAAAATGTGGGAAGCAAAAACTAATTTCTATGTTAAATGGTCAGGAGAAACTATTTGGGGTGATGAATATTCCGATGTTGCTTACTATGAAGATAAAGAAAAAGCACTTGAATTTTCTGTTAGTTTAATGAAGAAAAATAGCGTAAAATTTATTAATTTGGAAGAATCTACAATTTGGAGAAGAAAGGAAGAAAAATAAAATGGTTACTATTGAATGTACTAATGATGAATGGCCTATCTATGAAGCATACAGCATGGGGCGCGGATTGCTTTTCCATCTTTTCCGTGGCGGCTGGCGTCGTACATATACTGGCCCCAATGGTGAAGATATACAAGTATATCGCGTGTGGGGCTGTGATGTGGAAAAGTTGCGCTGGCTTGTTGCTGAAAGCGGTCTTGGTAAATAACCAAGACCATATATTTTTAGATGTTTAACATCTAACTTTCTCTATTGACATTTCTATATACTTATGATATACTCTATTCATAAAAGAGGAAGGACACCTCATAAACCAGAAAGGGAATTAAGATGAAGGGAACTGGTATTGTACGCACGGTAGATGAACTGGGTCGAGTAGTTATCCCCAAGGAACTGCGGCGAAACCTGAATATCAAAGAGGGTACGCCGCTGGAAATGAGTATTGAAGGTAATAAATTGTGTATGGCCAAATATACTCATGGCCCGGTGCTTGACGCAGTAGATGATTTACGCACGGCCATGTTTAATTTAGAGCATGAATCGTATTCTTCTGATGAGATTTTTTCTGCGGAAGATTACAAGGCACTGCAAATTATTAAAAATAAGATTGAAAAGTATGATATGGAGCAGTAAGCTCCATATTATGTTTAGATGTTTAACATCTAAAATAAAAAGGCGCTTATTCCGCGCCTTTGGGCATGCCTGTGATAATATATTTTTTGCCACAGTAGGGACAAAAGACAATATGCCCCTTCTCTTTTTTCTTATTAAGGGCGGGCAAGGTTTGGTCATAATGAAGCTTGAAAACTTTTTCACAAAAGATACATTTCAAAGTCACCATTATTCTTCCACTTCCTTTCCCTTATGCTTGGGCGGCTTGCGGCGCTTGTCAGGAATCACCTTGGTCACAGGGGAGATTGCGCCCCAATCCTTACGAATACTGCGATAAACTTCGTAATTAGTGCGGGGTTTTGCTTTACTCTTTTTGCTCATTTCTATCCCTCACTTTCAAATGTATTATAGCATGACTTGGACGAGAAGTCAATAAGAAAATTTAGATGTTAAACATCTAATGTAGGAAGGGCGCGAAGCCCTTACCCGGCAAAGTAATCATACTTATCCAGAATTTCGCACATGGCTTTAACGATGGGATTTTCTTCTTCTTCCTCGTCTTCGTCCTCGTCTTCTTCCTCATGGCAATACAAGGTAGTAATCGCACGGGACAGTTCATCAACTTCTGCGGCGGTGGGGTTTTCAGAAGCGCACATGATGGTAATGGCATAGGCGATAGCGTCCATGATGCAGTAAGTAGTTTCAGCAGTAATCTTTTTCATCCTAATTCTCCTTCTGGTTTTAAAGTGTTTTCCTTCACTTGATGGGTATAGTATAGCATATGTGAGAGAGAAAGTCAAGAATGTTATTTAGATGTTTAACATCTAATAAAAGAAGGGGATTACTCCCCTTCCTCCTTCTTCTTTTCTTCCCGCGCTTTCTTATCACGGGTAATCTTTTCTTCCTTGGCCTTTGCCTTTTCGGCCTTGGCGGCCTGCTTTTCGGTGTAGGCATCAATTTCAGTCTGCATCAGTTCGCGGGCGGTCATATCTTCGCGTTCTTCCGCAACAATGACGCCAACACGGCAGTAACGCTCTACGCCGTTCTTATCGGTCAGGATAACGCCGTATTGACGGTCATTGATTTTCTGATAGGTAAGGCTGGCTTCTCCATTGATTAAATCGCCGAAGATAGTCCCACGCAGGTCGGCATCCACAACGGTCTTAGAAATCTTAGGCATAATCTCATTCCTTTCTGGTTTGGTAGGTGTCCTTCCTATTTACAGATAGAGTATATCATAAAATAGGAAGGAAGTCAAGAATTGTTTTTAGATGTTAAACATCTAATTTGGAAAGGTTAGATCACTCTAACTTCTTACGCGGGTGTAAAACCATGTTGTAAAAACCATTTATAGCATACAAAGTCAGGAATTGATTCAAATTCTTTCAACATTTCATTATAAGCCTTAAGAAGATTTTTCTTTTTTTCTTTTGTATCAGCGTCATAAAATTTTTCAACGCCTTTATCATCCATACCCCAAGCGCAAAGAACAATATACGGAAAATGTCCATTATAAGTTACTAAAGCTAATTTAAGTTTTATTTCATTATTGGGATAGTTAGGACACCAATCGTCTGTTACTTTAATCATTTTTTCAACTCGCTTAAAGCCCATTTTCAAATTCCCCTTCCTTATTTTCTATATATATTATATCATACTATTTGAAAATTGTCAAATTATAATTTTAGATGTTAAACATCTAAATTAAAAAGGGAGAATTATTCTCCCATAATTTCTTCTGAAATATTCATCCAGTCAGAATATATTCTGTAAGAAAGGACATCTTCCGCTTCGATGAATCCGCCACAACAACCGCAAATCACGCCGAGAAATTCAGAGTCATCAAAGACCCCAATTCCTCCAGTTTCTCCGATTTCAGGGTCATCAACAAAAGCAATCTGTTTATAAATCATTTTATTCCTCCTCTGATTCAATCGGGATAATACCGGCGCGGTTAAGAGTATATACACGATACATGTTGGACCTATGCCCGTGCTCGCACTTACAGTCCCACCACTGTTCCGCGCCTTCATCGGTGAAATTTTCTCCGAAATCTTCTACTTCAAATTCTTCACTACCACAGATAGAGCACTTTTCTTCCATTCCCTTTCAACTTCCTTTCCTTAATTTCATGTATATTATATCATATATCTTAAAGGATGTCAAATATGATTTTTAGATGTTAAACATCTAACATATAAATGCCTCTTACACCATAAGAGGCATTTCTTTTACTGAAATTTTAGCATAAGTTTCTTCTTTGAAAGTAGTTTGAGAAACGCTATCAATCCAAATATATAATTCGTGATGGCCGATTTGTTCTTCACGGTGGAAAACTAACTTACTATTATATGGCGGGTCAAATGTTCTTACTAAATCATGCGCGGCGGCAAAAGCTGTTTCAAAAGAAGCACAGGCCCAGTCAATAGTAGGCTTACATCCTTTGAGTTCACAAATTACAAGATAGATTTTTTCAGGCATTTTTCTCTCTCCTTTCTTTCATATGTAGTATATCATAGAAAAGAAATAATGTCAATATGAATAATTAGATGTTTAACATCTAATTTCTTCCAAAAAAAGAAAACCGCCTTTCGGCGGTTCCCAGATTATTTCAGACGGTAGGTGTTAGGCTTGCCCTCGATTTTGACAACCTTATCCGCCCAAGTATGGGTCATGCCATACTGCACCTTACCCTTGCCGAAACCTTCGGGAAGTTTTTCTTCGGCCTTGGCGTAGATGTCCGCAACGGTCAGGGGCGCGGTAGTACCGGAAAGCACTTCCTTCACGGCATCCCACGCGGTGGCGTATTCATCTTCCTTTGCGGCCTTCGCGGTGGCGTTCTTGGTGAGTTCGTCCTCGAATACCTGAATGACTTCCAGGCGTTCTTCTTCGGTATGGGTGGCGGTTCCAGTCAGGAGGTCATAGGCAGTACGGATAGTAGACAGTTTCATATTTTTCTTCCTTTCTGGTTTGAAGGGTTTTCCTTCCCTTGATTACGGATTTATTATATCACAGTTTCGGGAAGTTGTCAAGAGTTTTTTTGAAAAATTTTTTTCGCAAGGGACTTGCAAGTGAGGTTTGTTACGGTCAGCGGCTCTTTCATTTACCACGTTGCGGGTCACGGTCTGGCAAATCGGGCTGTGTTCTTTTCCTCTCCCTTGGAACAATTATATATTACCACAACTCTAAGAAAATGTCAATTATATATTTTAGATGTTAAACATCTAAATAAAATAACCCGCTATGCGGGTTAATATTCGATGTCGATATATACGGTTTCACCAAACAGGTAGGGCGCTTCTTTTAAGATTACTTGGGAAATTAAAATTTCTTCTTCTTCATAATCTTCATATTCATCAGGAGGAATCATATAGAGCCCAATAGAACAATCGGGGCCGGGAGTATATTGTTCGTTAAATGTTCCTTCAATGTCTTTCCCAAATTGTTCCTTAATTTTAGAGAATACTTCGTGTCCATCTACATGGGTATGAGTAGTAAGTTTCATAAATCCACTTCCTTTCATTTGATGTATATAGTATAGCATAACAAAATTAAAATGTCAATCTCTAAAATTAGATGTTAAACATCTAAATAAAAAAGGGCGATTACTCGCCCTTGCTCATATCAACTTTAACTTTTTTAAGTTCTTCAAGTGCGGCTTTCGCTTCACGCACTTTTTGCTTTTCTTCGCGCTTCTTTTCCTTTTCCTTTTCGGCGGCTTCTTTCTTCGCGGCGGATTTAGCTTTCTTCGCGGCGGCTTCCGCAAGGTCGGCGGCATAGTCATCTGCGGCGGCGTTACCATCAAAAGGAATATAACCGCCGTTACCATCACGGGTTCCACGCGGGGTCGCAACCTTAACGGTCGGCCACTTTTCATTTCCTTCTTTATCGACAAGCGGCAAAGTGATTTCACCGGAAGCGATGAAGCGGATTTGGGTTTCAGGGTCAAGGTCAAAGTGTTCAGACAGCGCATTGATTACGACTTCAAGAATCTCATTCCGCAGGGCGGTTTCAAGACTGGCTTTACTCATTTTAGCACTTCCTCTCTTCAAGTTCATATAAAGTATATCATAAATTTGAAAAAATGTCAAGAGATATTTTTAGGAAAATTCAAAAAAATTTTTATACAGAATTTTGTATATTTATGTGAAAATGAAATTAGATGTTTAACATCTAAATTTCCCCAAAGAGAAAAGAGGGCTTACGCCCTCTTATACTCATTGACCTTGCCTTCGATTTTCACCACATCGGCGGCCCACAGTTCGCGCAGAGCATACTGAACCTTGCTCTTGGTCAGACCTTCGGGCACGGCGTCCTTCACGGCTTCCCACAGTTCCGCAAGCGTCACGGGCTTGTCGGTCAGGGCACCGATAACCACTTCACGGGCGGCGGCATACAGTTCGCGGTTCGCCTGCGCCTTTTCGGCGTTCTTGTCGAGTTCGGCCTGGAGTTCGGCGTATTCGGCGGCGAGTTCGGGCACGTTCTTCAGGTAGTTAGCAATAGCGACCAGAGTGTTCTTCTTCATAGGTTTTTCCCTTTCTGGTTTTTAGGACTTTTCCTTGTCCTTTTCATGTATACATTATAGCACGGTTTGTGCTTAATGTCAAGAGGTTTTGAAAAAATTTTTTCCCGTTCCTTGGGGAGATTTCCGTGGCTTTCACAGTCAAGGGCCTCTTTACCCTCTCCCCTTGGAACAATTATAGTATATCACAAATCAGAAAAAAGTCAATAGTTTATTTTAGATGTTTAACATCTAATTCTCCGGGAAAGCGCTTTCGCGCTTTCATGTGGTGAAGGAGTAAAGACCGTTGCGGATGTATTTTTTGGTATAGGTTCCTTTGTAGATTTCCTGACCATCAATTTTCACGGTCAAGGGGTGGTCGGTAACTCGCGGCAGGATTTTTTTCACTTTATATTCTGTCCCATAGGCCGCGCCACGCTTTACACATTCGAGCAAAATCACGCTTTCAATTTGCGTATCATATAGCCCCATGTGCTTTTCTTCAAAAGAAGTATCACCTATAATAAAGCGATATACAATTTCAGCACTGCCCTTGTAGTTTCCAGTATCTGTAAAATACTCGTTATCTTCACAAAATTTCTGGTAATCGGATTTACTGGTGATATATTCCGAAGCATAACCCCAAATATCATAAATACCAACATTTTCCAAGGGATTTATACATTTGAACCAATCGCAATTAAAAGTAAATACTTTATCGTCAAAATCGCTATTGTAGGCATATGCTTCGGTAATGCCATACTTTTTAATATCCCGCATCATTTCCTGCATGACATAGCCCCATTTATTCATTTTTGCGCGGCGCTGGCGCATCAATTGAACGTATAAGGGGCGCTTCTCTTTATAGTAAGCACTTTCAAACAATGGCAGATTATGCCAGATTTGCTCAATGACAAAATGCTTTTCAAGTTCTATCAATTCCGAATCAGTATTCAGAATGATATATCCGAGGTCGTAGCAGAAGGGCTTATCCAGTCCAGAAGTTTCAGTATCAAATACCATGATATATCCCACAGTTTTTCCCTTTCTGGTTTTTTAGTGTTTTCCTTCACTTCTGATTGAATTATACCATAAGAAAAGCGAATTGTCAACATGAAATTTTATACATTTTGTGAATAATTATGCGAGGGGCGGAAATTAGATGTTTAACATCTAAATAAAAAAGGGAATTACGGTTCCCTTTCTTTAATAAGAAATACAATCGGCCCGTCATACCTATGCGCCCATGTTCTAAACACATAATAATATTCGTGCCGGTAGATTTTGGAACCAGAACCACGTTTTTCATACCAGTTGCCATTTTTTCCAATTTTCATATAATGAAAATCGCTATCTTCACCCATCATTTCATAACGGAAAGCAACAATTTCATATTTTTTATAATCAATAGAACGATTAAAGACTTCATCATTTGATACTACGGTATAGCCAAGGTCTTTGCGCATATAATTTACCGCAGTTTTTGTTGCGGCTTCATAGCACTCATTGTCTAACAACAATCTAACATTTTCATAATCTTCCCAGCTCCTTGTTGGAACATACCATTTGAAAAGATTAAACGCATAGCCACCGCAATTATACACACCCTTTGGCGTATTACGGATTGTAGGATTCTGGGCGTAGCAGTATCCAGTAGTTTCAAACATAATTCATACCCCCTTTTTCATATGTATTATAACATAGGAGGTAAGAAAAGTCAACTGTGATATTTAGATGTTTAACATCTAAATAAGAAGAAGGCGTTAGCCCTCTTGTATTCTCTTTTTAAGTTCTTCGGCAATTTGTTTTTTGGCGTCATAGGTCATGGTATAAGAATCTTCATCATCAAGCCCCTTCGCCCATTCGCGCACGGCAGCAAGGCACATTTTATCAATATCCGCGCCGAAAGGGTCGGTATAATTGCGTTTTATATAGTTAATTTCATCTTTCATCATTTCAAATTCATAATCACCAAGAAACAAAGTATGTTCAGAAGTCCAAGTAACCGTCATATCCATTTTAATACTCCCTTCTGGTTTTTTAAGTGTTGTCCTTCACTTGATGATTATATTATATCACATAATCTTAAAATGTCAATCTTGACTTTTAGATGTTTAACATCTAAATAAATCGAGGAGATTAATCTCCCCAAAATTCATCATCATCCAACATATTTTTAGTAATAATAGCGAAGATTTTTTTAAGAGTGCCCCCAGGTACGGTGTCAACATCACCGCCATCGAGATAGTCGCTCAGTTTGCTGGTAAAGGCGTCATAAATATCCTGCTCAAGATAGTTTTGGGAATATTCATCAAGCTCGATGGTTTTAGTATAAGTTACTTCAATCGGTTCTTTCATATTTATTCCCTTTCTGGTTTTAGGAAGTTTTCCTTCTTCTTTCTTACGGGATTATTATATCATAAAATAAAATGAAATGCAAGTTTTATTTTTAGATGTTTAACATCTAATTCTAAAAGGGTGATTACTCACCCCTCAAAAGTTCTTTCAAGACTTCCAAAATCTGGTTTGGTTCATACGCTTCGCCTTTCCATTCTTCACGGTTCCGCGCTTCATCGTCAAACAGAATATCGTTTTCATTTTCCATGAAAGACGATTTAGGCGTGCCGTAGGCCACGATGCGGATGGCGTCCCAGCTCACCGACCGCAAATGCTTTCTCAACCATACCAACTTCGCGGCGGTCACAGCTTCATCAAACTGCGGTGTCGGCTCTTTGGAAAGCCAGCTAATAATTCCGATTTGATAGCCAACTTCCCGCAGGCGGTTTAGATAGCGGGCGAGCAGGCTCATATTCAGCATGGCCGCAGCTTCTGCATAGGGCGTAGGGTCATACGCCCGGAGCATGGGGAGCCAATTTTCTACCGCGTATAAATTCGCAAGAGTGCCGTCAAGGTCAAACCAAATCGTTTTCATCTTCTTTCCATCCTTTCCTTTCTTACGGGTATAGTATATCATAGAATGATGAAGAAGTCAAGGGAAGGTTTTAGATGTTTAACATCTAAAATGTTAATAGGGCCGAAGCCCTATTTATCGACTGACAATGGCAACAATGCCAACTACCAGAAGCCAAATGATTGCGATTACAATAACTAAAGCAATCGGAATCCAGAATGGCGCGAGAACCCATACCCAAGCCCAATCAATGACCCCTACAAGTTTAAGTACAAGAAATACAACGCCAAGCACCGTAGTTAAGGAGCAACCAGAGGTTACGACCGTTTTCTTTTCTTCCATTTCTTTTCTCCTTCTGGTTTTAGGAGTTTTCCTTCTCCTTTTTATTTACAAATAGATTATAGCATAAGAAAATGAAATTGTCAATTATAATTATTAGATGTTTAACATCTAAATATAAAAGCAAGTCTTAGACTTGCTTTGAGTAAAAACACCATTTTTCATTGAAAATATATTCAAGTGTAAAGCCTTCTTTTTCTAATGTATGCCGCATTGCTCCATTAGTAATCCACGGGGTCGCGCCGATTTTTTCTTCATTATATTGATTGCTGATGTGTTCAATCATTTGCTGGGCATATCCTTTGCCCCGATAATCCGGGTCAACATATAGCCGTTTCATTGCGGTATAATTATAATAAGGCTCTGGGACAGCGGCGCAAGTGGAAACAATTTTATCAGCTTCTACTCCAATATACAGGCGTCCAGCCTGAATATCGCTCATTAAAAGTAAAGAGGAAATATATGGAATATTGGTATCAATGGTTCTAACTTCTTCCATATCATTAACGGTTGCCAATCTGATTTCCATATAGGGTCACCTTTCCTTTCAATTTACAAATATATATTATCATATTGTAATATAAAAGTCAAGAATGAAATTTAGATGTTTAACATCTAAACAAAAAGGCGGCGTTAAGGCCGCTCGCTACAAAGAATAACATTGGAATAATGTGTCAAATAGGTGATGCCATTCATGGTAAATTGGACACAATCGGAATCATCGAAATCACGCCAGCTCGTGACTTCGCCTTCCAGCAGCTCACCGTTCCCCAGCTGTACAATCGCCCATTTAAATGACCAGTTCGTATCAATGAGCTGGCGATTATAGCCGCATCCCGTCAAGCAGAAAGAGCCCAGGATTACCAGAACGACCGCGAGAATAGCAACTTTCTTCTTCATCTTCATTACTCCCTTCTTTTTTACAAACATAGTATATCATATATAAATAAAAATGTCAACTTAAAGAATTAGATGTTTAACATCTAATAATAAAGGCTCCTTACGAAGCCTGTTCAATGGACTTGCGCGTCCAGTCCAGCGGGAAAGTCTTATCTTCAATGTCTACTACCAGCAGCCCTACACACTCCTGGTCTTGAATGTAAATCTGCGCGGCGGCAAGCACCTGGGCGAAGGAATCGCAAGTTTCACTCTTACTAAATCCATCATCATAGGTAGAAATCAAAGTATACATTCAATTCATCCCCTTTCTTTTTACAATAAGAGTATAGCATATAGGAGAAGAAAAGTCAAGAATGTGTTTTAGATGTTAAACATCTAAATTATATGCGGTTTCCCGCATTATTCAATTCCAAGATGCGCGGCTGCTACACCGCTCTCGTATCCTTCTTCCCGTCCGAATTTAAGACCTAAATACATCCCGGCGTTATGCCCTTGAAGATAGGCAAGGTGCATTTTGTTGATTATCTGCGTGGAAGGGCGCTCTTCATCATACATTTTCTCCATGAATTTTACAAAACCAAAATCAAAACCTTGTTCGCGCAAATCTTCGTACATTTCGTTCAACTCCTTTCTTTTTTACAAGTAAAGTATATCATAAAAGAGAGAAGAAGTCAATATATAATTTTAGATGTTTAACATCTAAAATATAGATTTGGGCATTATGCCCAAATCGTTTTTCCATGGTTCGTATATTTTGACTGGTTATGATTTACTTTCTTTTTCAGATAGGTGGGGATTTTTTTCTCCCCAGCGAATACAGCGACCAGCTCGCTATAAGTTGTGATATACATTGTTATGATTGTTTGCTTATCAGCGGATTTTACAATGGTTACGCCAGTATCGGTGATGCAGGTATAGCAGCCCCTGTAAAACTTTTCCCTTACAATCTGCCCGATACCAATTTTTGTCAAGATTTTTTCGACCCGTTCGGCCCTCTCTACTTCGCAATGATAACTCATAGTCATGGTGAACTACTTCCTTTCTTCTTTGATGGATACATTATAGCACAAAAGAAGGAAAAAAGCAAGTCAAGATTTTAGATGTTTAACATCTAAATAAAAAAGGTGGTTTTTACCACCGTATTAGTATTACAAGAGGAGCACACTGAGACCATTCTGCATGGAAGCCGCTTTCTCTCAATTCTTCTATAACGTAATTCCCGGAAAAGTCTGGCATGGGGAGGTCAATTTTATCTAAATAAAACTTCAACCCAATTGTAATTTTACGCCAGCCTTTCGATGCAGTTTCTTTTATATTATCTTCAATAATTTCCATAAGAGTTTTATGTTTTCTCTGAATTTCTTTTTTACACAGCAGCGCGGAGGCTTCGGAGTATTTAAGGGCATCTGCGGCAGTAATGTTCATCATACGGGCGTCCTTTCTGGTTTTAAGGATTTTCCTTTCCTTTTCATTTATATTATATCATATTAAAATGAAATGTCAATAATTATATTTAGATGTTTAACATCTAATCAATAGGGGTAAGGGTCATGCCCTTACATATCCATTCTCTCCCTGGTATTTCCAAGCAAGAATAACTTCATTTCCCTTGTGGTCATATGAAACAATATGGAAGCTTCTTTTCCCTGGATGCGCCAGCTCCTCGAAAATAATAGCGTTCTCCGTCCTGCCTACCACCTTGATAGCGAAAGAAGAAGTATACAGCGCGGGCCAGATGTAGACTTTACCAACTTCAAACTTTTTCATCTTGTTCTCTCCTTTTCTATTTCCTTGGGACAATTATATATTATCATATTAAGTAAAAAATGTCAAGTAGAGTATTTAGATGTTTAACATCTAAAATATAAATGCACGATTATTCATCGTGCAACGCTTTCCATTTTTTCATTGCTTCTTCATAGGAACGGGAGTAGAAAATAGTTCTTTGGACGAACTCATTTGTGTTTTCATAAATGGCCCAAAAAACGCCGTAAATGTTGTGAATCCGTTCAAGAGTATATTTCATGGTTACACCTCCATTTATTTTGTGTTCCTTTGAACAACTATATAATAACATAGATAGACAAAGTTGTCAATAGCTGTTATTAGATGTTTAACATCTAATTTTAAAGTTAAGTGGTTTTACCACTTAACAAAAAGCACATAATCGAACCATTGTGCGCTAAAACCATTTTTTTGAACGGAGGTTGCAATATAGTTTTTTGCCATAGTCATATCGGGAAAACCGCTATTGACCATATAAGCGCGAAGTCCGATATGATTTTCTCGCATTGCATAAGCCGCAGCTCCGCGAATATCACTTTCAATTCTATCAAGAATTGGTTCAGCTTTTTCCATTGTTTCTTTCGCGTAAGTAAGCGTTGCGGCACGGGCAATATCTCTGGCTTCTTCGGCGGTAATCTTCATAACAAATCCCCTTTCTGGTTTTAGGCTTCCTTCCCTTTCATTACAAATAGAGTATATCATATAAAAATAAAGTTGTCAATATCTATTATTAGATGTTTAACATCTAAATAAATGACCCCTCATCCGAGGGGTGTAAGGGCAAGCAATTCGACATCTTTTGGAAGATCGCTGTCAATATATGTTGCTTTTCGACTTTCTGGCTCAAATTGTACCATGACCGCCCCGGTTGACATGTCCAGCACATCAGTAGGGAAGCCGTAGCTTTCTGTAATCGCGCGAGCTTTGAACACTGCGACCCAAAGAGAATGGAAGCAATAGTTGAAAATCACGGGTTTATCGTTGTAGTAATTGATTTGATACATTCGTAACCCTCCCTTCAATTTCATATATATAATAACACAATAATGATAAAAAGTCAAGAAGGATTTTTAGATGTTAAACATCTAATTTACAAAAGAGCGCTCATCGCGCTCTCCATGTCTTACAGAAAAGTAGTGTTCTGTAAGTTATTTTATTAGAAGCCTGCTCGACCTTAATTGAAACATCTTCGCCGTGTCGCTGTAAGAACTTAACAGCTTTTGCCAGCGCTCTGTTTGCTTCTTTAATATCGTCAATATTGCGGTAGTAGCAATGTTCCAGCTGTGTGATATAGTAACGGCTTTCATGGGCATAGAGGAACTGTCCCTCATAGTAAACAAATTCCACCTTGTAAAGATACGTCGGATAATAGTTCTTCATGGTCTTACCTCCCTTTCTTTTATGGTCATATTATACCATGAGTATGAGAAAATGTCAATCTATGTTTTTAGATGTTTAACATCTAAATTATAAAAGGGCGGTTATTCATCCGCCCTTTCCAATACTTCTTCTTCGGTAATATCCAAACCGCACATTCCAAATACTTCATCAGCATGAAACCAGAACAGATCGTTCAAGTCGTCTTCGGCCAAGCCATCAGGATACAGCTCTTCCAGCGCAGCTTCGATGGTGTCCCATTCTTCATTGGTCAGCTTACGGGCGACGTCCGCCGCACCCATCCAGAACTCAAAGTCACGAATCCGAACTTCACTTTTAATAGTCATTGTCTTTTCCCTCTTTCTTTTTATTCTTTGTCCCCTTCGGACAACTATATATTATCATAAGGAAAGGAAAAAGTCAAGTATTGTTTTTAGATGTTTAACATCTAAAAAGTAAAAATAAAAATAGGCGGTCACGTTCACCGCCTATCTTGGCTCAATCATCCCCAACTTCGCCACGACTGAGAATGGGAGAATACCCTCCGTTAATTAGCCGCCGCACAAGGTATTTTGTGCGCTGGCTTACTCTAACCGGGTGGCGTTTCCATTTTCAACCCTCCCTCTTTCCTTTCGACGTGTATAGTATAGCACAAAATGAAATTAAAGTCAATACGATATTTTAGATGTTTAACATCTAAATTAAAAGGGGCTGAGTTATTTCAACTCAACCCATTCGGGATTTCTCCACCCGTTTTTCAATTGCCATACAGTCCAATCTTCGGCCTTGACAACAAATGTTTCATCGTTCTTTTTAATCACAAAATTGCCATAGATATTACAAGTGATGGAAGTAAATACCAGTTCGGGCATTTTTTGCTTGATTATTTGAAGCACCTTCCCGAAGTCCTGAATTGTTGCTATACTGTTCATGTTTATTCTCCCTTCTTGTATCGTTCCTTGGAACAATTATATTATATAAGAAAAAAGAGAAAAGTCAAGGGATAATTTTAGATGTTTAACATCTAAATCATAAAGGTGTATTGTTTAGCAATACACCAAAGACATATTAGACCATTTAAAGACTGAGATTTGATGGTATTTTTTTCCAATCTCCAAAGCTTCGCGTTTGGTTTTTACGCGGAAGCTGTGGTCAATATACCATACACCTTTTTCATACCAAACGCCGCAAGTCCCATTATACTTTTGCACAGCTTGTGCAACCTCCGCAGCTGTCCGGCACTCGACGCCGCAATCCGCAACTTGCCAGCCCGTTTTGTAGGTGATAGAATTATACTTTTTAAGAGTGAGCCCGTCAGATTCGCGCAGGGACATGATTTGGTCTAACAACATTGTTTTGTCCTCCCTTCATTTTCTGATTGTATTATAACATGGAAAATGAAAAAAGTCAATACTGATTTTTAGATGTTTAACATCTAAAAAAATAAAGGCGCAAATGCGCCTATCGTGGATAAACCCAACCAATCACCCATGCCACAAACAGAACAGTTACGATAATTTCCATGCGCCCAACCCCTTTCTTTATTGTGACTATATTGTAACATATTATTAAAGAAAAATCAATACTTATTTTTAGATGTTTAACATCTAAAAGTATGAAGGAAAAGAAGAAGTTTTCTTCTTCCTTAAAACCTAAACCCACAACGTTCTAACTTGTGAAACGCCTTGTCTTCATCATCACAAGGGTGGAAAGCATGCGGTTCTTCGCCTTCTGGAAAGATTTGCCAACCGACGCAAATGGTAAGGTCTTCATCGGCATAGTAGATGCGAGCATTGTCGCCCAAGATATTTACCAGCTCTTCAAAGTAGCAGCTCGCAGCTTGCATGCAGCTCGCAGCTCGTGTGCAGCTCCCAGCTTGCAGCTCGCCTACGCGTGCGCGCGTGGTATCAGTGGTAATAGACTCCATAGTGTGATCCTCCTTCCAATTTTTGGCATGTACAATCTGGTGACCGGATTTGACAATGGCGAATCTGGAACCAGAATCGACATTTGTTACGGAATTGTTACAATTGTAACATTTTTGTAACACTCTTATCCCCTCCCTTTGCTTATATGGTAACATAAAGCGCCCAGATTGTCAAGTTTTCGGTTTAGATGTTGAACATCTGGCAATATTTGGTCGTTTTTTCGCCAAATAATACATGTAAATGTTACAAAAATATTAAGTTTGTAACATTTTAGCACTCCACCGTTTCAAGTGCTAAAAAGTTAGATACGTCTAACATTTTAGCACTCAATGCCTAAGAGTGCTAACAAGTTAGATATACTTAACCCGTTAGCACTCACCCGCGTAGAGTGCTAACAAGTTAGAAGCATCTAACATTTTAGCACTCTGACTGCGCGAGTGCTAAATGTTACAAAATTATTAAATCTTAAAAAAGGGCAAAAAAGTATTGATTTTTACAATCCATTTTGATATAATTGCATTGCGCAAGCGAAAAGCAAGCGCGAAAAAAGCAAGGCCGCAAGGCCAGAAAGAAGGTTATAACATGAAACTAACCAAACAGCAGGAACAAGCCCTTGTCCTTTGCGCCGAAAAGCGCTTGCCTATGCTTCGCGCCGAATTGCTGAAAAATTCTACCGGATTTGTGGGAAAATTCGCGGAAGAATTTAGATTGATTCTAAACAAAAAACCGCGTGATATTCTCAACTGCCGGGCCGCCAACCGGGTGGACGTTCGCCTTGGCCGCTCGGTTGGTATAGAAATTAAAACCGGTTCCGGCGCCGTGGCCTACGCGGAAGGGCGTTTACCGTTTACTACGGAAGATATTATACCGGAAAACATTTTGCCCGGTGTGCGGTTCGTCCTGTGGTTGCCTTTCCCGTCTATCTTTTTGCAGGAAATTGCAAAAATAGAAAACGGCTTGCAGGCGCAAAAAGTGCTTGAAACAATGCTAAAAAATTCCTTCCTTTTCACCCGTGAACAATTTCTTGACATGCTGGAAAGCATTGGAAAAAATGGCCTTCGCTCTTCCGTAAAGGTGAGCAAGCAAGGCGGACAGTTGAACATTCAAACAATTTCCGCGAAAATGGAAAGCCGCCTTTGGGATTATTTGGAAAATATCCCTAATGGGTATGACGCGCTGATTGAAAAATAAAGCGAAAAAGGGAAGGGGAAAATCTTTTCCCCTTCCCGAAAAAAGAAAAAGAAAGGAATGAAAAAAAATGTTTACTGTTTATAATCTGTTATCCGGTGAAGCGCTCACCTTTTCCCATTTTGGCGCGGCCGCGAAGCATGTTATAAAAGCCCTTGACAATATGGCAAAAAATTGCCCAATGGCCTTACTTGACGCAAGGGAAGAAAACGACGGCGTGGTTTTTGAGATATGGGAAGGGTCACAAATTATTATGCGCAAGTAACCGGATGAAAAAAAAGCAGGGCGTGCCCCTGCTTTTTTTAATGGAGCAAAGCTTCCAATTTTTCCCAGCAGCAAGCAGCGCTTCCATATTTTACCAGCAGCCGGGGCGGGTATATTCCAGGAATTTCCTGTTAGACTTGTCTAACCGGGGTGGGGCCCTCCCAATTCCCCACCGACTTTTTTATTTTAAACCCTAACACTTGACAAAGAAAAACTCCATATGGTATAATAAAATAAAGAAGGTCGGAGGTGACCATACATTGAAAAAAAAATATTCCCTTAATTATGAAATCGAAAGAGATATTGACCGTGTTCATGCGGTAGAAGATATATTAGATTAGTTGGAGACCGACCCCACTCCACTTGAATTAGAACAAATGGGCTCATATATTTTATATGGGAAAGACGAAAACGGATTAAATTCAATACAAAGGGGAGAAACAACAGACGGAAATAAAAGATACGGTAGCTATAAAAAAACTGACGACAAATTACTTTCGCTTGATGAAATCCTAGACAATCCAATGGCAGACTAGCAATCTCTAAAACCAACTTCATAGCGCAGCGCCTATACCAAAAAGAAACCTGTTATCGCGCGGCCAAAATACGATAAGAAAACTGGCGAAATGATTGACCCCGGTGATAGTGATATTCCTGGTATGAAAGAACTGTGGGAATGCATTGACCACTTAGAACATGTTGTTGCCATTAATGAAGGAAAAATTCCGCCAGATGATACCTCAACCATTTTAGATGATAGCTACCGTCTATATTAGTTAAAGCATATGCTAATTGACGTGCGCCGCCATCAATATTATCTAAAAGATGCCTACAAACCCACTCTACATTTTTAGGCGATTGACCACCCTAGGGCCGCATTTTACGATTGGACATGCGATTCCTTCTATTGGATTTCACGCGAAGAATGGCAGCGTCGAGTTGATAATACCTTATTATCCTCGGTATCAAAGAAAATTGAAGATTATGAAGTGCGCGAAGACGGGGCTATAAAATGGGTTATTAGACGTCATACCTTTAATTGGGAAGACCCGCTTCACGTAAGGGCACTTATCAATAATTATGATTTATTATATGATTAGTTTCATGAAAAATTAGATACCTATGGGCGTACCTTATTATTTGATTTTGAACGTTATCGCGCGATGGCCCAGTTCTCTGAATTGCGCGAATATATATTAGATTAGAAATTAGAACGTATTTAGTACACAGATATAATACAAAACCTTTAGGCTAAATATGGTATTAAATATAATGAAAATCATTTATGCACAATTCTCGCGCGCGAAATACCAGAGAAAATCGCACAAACCGCCTAGAAATACCACTTATTACTCGACACTCCCGAAGAAAATAAAAAAATATGTAAGAGTTGCGGCAGAAAACTCCCAATACATGGGCTATTTTTTGTACATAATAGAAGTCGTAAAGATGGATTTTCTGGTACATGTAAAGAGTGCGAAAAATAGAAGCGCATTGCGCGAGGAGGTTAGAGTATAAATGATAGACGAACAAAAGAAGCGCAAATGTATAAAATGTAAGTAGGAAAAAACAGAAATAGCATTTGCCTACACTCCATCAAATTTTTTCCCTGGCCATCGTAGTCTTATTTGCACGTAGTGCCTTGAGAAAATGATTCCTCAAGATAATCTTGGAGAAGTTGATCGACTTTGCCGTTATCTTGATGTACCGTTTGATTTAAATAAATGGACATCACTTTATAAGGTGCATGGAGAACATACATTAACTGCTTACTTCAATTTACTTTTGGACGACCATTATGAAGCATTAAATTGGAGCGATGAAAATGAGAGATGGCGCCTTGCGCGAAAAGAGGACACTATTGATGAAGAGATTGAAGCTATTAACGAAGCAAAACTTAAAAAATTAAAGAAAGAATGGTCACCAACATATAGTAAAGATGAACTTTTATTTTTAGAAGATTTTTACAATAGCATTGTTTCTTCATAGAACGTTTCAACTCCAATCCTTCAACATTACGCGCGAGACTTATGCGAAATTGAACTGCGTATCAAAAAGGGACTCCGCAATGGGGCAGATATTAAAAAGGATATGGACGCTCGTGACAACATTATTAAAATTGCCAAATTTGAAGCTTCTAACGCGAAATCCGCGGCAGACTTTGAATCTGTTGGCGAGTTAATGGTTTATTATGGAAAAAAAGGATGGCATCCAAAATGGCATCAAGAACCACAAGACTCTATTGATTTTTTAATGCAAAATATTTAGAATTATTTAAAACGACTTGTTGTGAATGAAGGTAATTTCGCGGAACAAGTTGAAGACGCGCGCGAACGTTATAATATGACCGAACGCCTTGAAGAAATTGAAAACGAAGCCGTTGAGTTTGACGAAACCGCAGACATTGAATATGAGGGTGAAGATGAACTTGTTGGTGATTTGAGTAGGGAGGGGGGCTATGTTGAATGATAATGAATCCCTTGTCTACCGCGACGGCATACCAATTGAAAAAGGTGTTGTTCTTACAAAAGACTTTTTAGATAATAACCAAGAACTTTTTACTTCATATTTAAATCATTGGATATTATATCCAGACTTATTTTTAGATACAATCCAAGATTCAGAAGACGCGAAAAACTTTCATTTATTTCCTTTTTAGCGAATTGCATTGCGCGCGTCAATGCGTTATCGTTAGCATTTCTGGACTGCAACGCGTGCTACATCTAAATCATTCACTGCTTATTTAAGCGCAGTTGTGCGCGCGACTTTACTTCCACGTTCTGTTATAATGATTGCGTCAGAAGTAAAAGGAACAGTTATCAAAATTGCAGAAGCTAAGTTTGAAGAAATATTTAGACATTGGCCTCTTTTACGCAATGAGCTAAAAACGCGCGTTGATGACGGTAAAACAGGTATAAAATCAAGTAGTAACTATTACGAATTGAATTTTAAAAATGGTAGCCAAATTACAGTAGTATCAAAAGATACTTCTCGTGGACTTCGTTCTACATCTGCTATTCTTGAAGAAGCTGCTCTTATTGAAGAAGTACCATATAATGAAGTTCTACTTCCTCAAATGAATATTAAGAGACGTGAGGTAGATGGAACTATCAATCCTGACGAGCCTTCAGCCGCGCAAAATTTCATAACTACCGCCGCTGAAAAAACAGTTTTTATGTATAGCAAGGTTATTGAAGTTGCTATTAATGCCGTATTGCGGCCAAATGAATATTTTTGTTGGGGTCTTTCATATGAAGTTCCTTTACATTATGGTTTACTTGATAAAGCAACAATGTTAGACTAGCGTTATTCCTCAACAATGAGCGAAGAAGCTTTCGCCCGCGAAAATTTATCAATTTGGACTGGTAATAATAAAGACGCATGGCTTAATAGTAAGAAATTAACAAAAAAACGAACTCTTTTAAAATGCGAGCGTAAAGCACAATAGAACCCTGTTAATCCTAAGACATTTTATTTGATAGGGGTCGATGTAGCAAGATACTCTGCTAATACCGCTGTTATGGTTATTAAAGTTATTCCTACCATAAGTGGCTTTAAGAAGAATGTCGTTTATACAGAAGTTATTCACGGCGAAAATTACATTTCTCAACAAGCACCACGACTAAAAAAATTAATTTAGTTATATTAGCCAAGAGAAATAGTTATTGACGGTAATGGCCCAGGTATTGGTTTATTAGATGCAATGGTTTTACCTTCATATAATAATACAACTGGGGAACAATTTCCTGCCTACTTTACTTTTAATAATGAATATCATTTACCTCCTGAAATGAAGGAAGAAAAAGAAGAACCAAAACCAGAATTTAATGCTATTATATATGATATAAAAGCTGGTTCTTCTAATGACGACACAATTCATTCTAACTTATTCGCGCAAATAAATAATGGTTCTGTTTATTTTTTAGCAAATGAACGCATTGTAAAAGATAAGTTAATGAACACCGCGAGAGGTAAAAAGATGGATATATATAGTAGACGAGAATTTTTATTACCTTATGAAATGACTTCGAGACTAATGGATGAACTTAATAATTTACGATTAAAGCCAACTGGAGTATAGAATCAATTTAAAGTAGAACGTATCTCAACTTCTATTTAGAAAGACCGTTTTTCTGCGCTAGAATATGCTCTTTATCGCGTAAAATATTATGAAGATAAAAATAATAAAAAATCTAAGAAACGAGATCTTAGTTCTAGTATTCATTTTACTCCAAGACAAAGAAGGGGGTGATATAATTGGAAACTGTAAAAAGAGATTTTACTGCTTTTAAAAAGCGTATGAAACCTATCGCTAGGGCCCCCATATCTATGCGAACATATAGTAGCCGTTATGGCTGGCAAATTAATGAACCAGTTCGTGGAGATTTTAGCTTAGAAGAAATTCAAGAAATAATTCGCTCCGGTGACATAATTGCTTTACGAGAATTATCTAGATATTTTTATAGAACAAATAGTGAATATAGGGCTAATATAGATTATCTCGCGCATTTACCACTTTATGATACTGTGATTATTCCAAATTTTGAAGAAGGTAAAGGTTCAAAGGCATAGATTACAAAGGCATTTTATAACGCATGTAGTTTTATTGATAAATTAGACATTCCAAATACTTTTACTAATATTACTGCTCAATGGATAAAAAATGGTATTTATTATGGTATTTTAAGAATGGAAGGAGATAAACCTACAATTCAAGACTTACCATTAGAATATTGTCGTTCTCGTTTTAAAGATTTTAATAATTTAAATATTCTAGAATTTAATTTAGTTTATTTTGAGCATATTACAGATAAGAATTATAAGAATGAAGTTATTACTTCTTTCCCAGCTGTTGTTTAGAAAGCATGGGTAGATTGGACACGAGCTTCTAAAAAAACAGACCCGTGGGTTATGATTCCCGCATCTGAAGGCGGAGTTTGTTTCTTCTTTTAGCATGACTAGACTCCATTACTAATTGCTAGTATACCAAGTTTAAAGAAAAAAGATGACGCTATTGGCCGAGAAGAAAAGCGTGATGAAAATGAATTATATAAATTATTAATTCAAAAAATGCCAGTTGATAAAGACGGAGAACTTGTTTTTTAGTTAGAAGAAATTGCGGATATTCATGATTCTGTTTCAGATATGCTACGAGATATAAATACAGTTGACGTTCTTACTACTTTAGGGGATACTTCTCTTGAAAGTATTCAAGAATCTACTTCTGCTACATAGTCCGCAGACAGAATAGATAAATATAGAAAAAATGCTTGGGATGCATTAGGCCGCGGTAATATTTTATTTAATCCTGATGGAAGTTCATCGCTTGCTTATATGATTAAAAAGGATGAAGCTTTAATGATCGCTTATTTGAACATATACGAAACATGGCTTAAATTTCATCTTAACCATAAATTTGCGCGAACCGGACTAACTTTCGATTTTGAAATAATCCCAACAACAGTTTTTAATCGAAAAGATTTATAGGGCATTTATTTTAGTGGGGCTTAGTATGGTTATTCTAAAATGTTTGCTGGCATTGTAATGGGTATTAAACAAATGAGTCAATTAAGTTTGATGATTTTTGAAAATGACTTCTTAAAGATGTCTGAAAAGATGATTCCATTACAGTCTTCTTATACTACTCCTGGGGGTGTAGTCGCGGGAGAAGGAAAAAATAATTCTTCCGCGCAAAAAAGTAGTAATAGTACGTCAGGTCGTAACATAAATAATACAGGAGGGCGTCCAGAACTTCCTGATGAACAAAAATCTGAAAAAACTTAGGCTAATATTAAAGCAGCCGAAGGTTAAGGAGAATAATTATGGATAAAAAAATACCAATTTATTTTGATACCATTGTTTTAGATTCTCCACTTCAAGATATTCCTTGTGAAGATTCCAACGCTTTCCGATTACATGTAGGAGTTTTTACTAAGTATAAAAATCGTAATGGCTCTTATATTACAGATGAATATGCAGATTTTTTAATTAAATCTGCTACTCGCGGTAATACTCCAGTAGTTGGATTTTTTGATCCAGAAGAAAATAACTGGGCTTCTCATACCGGACCAAAACTTGCAAATGGTTACGGTTATATAGAGAGCTTTGATGGATGGACTCCAATGCAAGACACAGATGGAGTAACTAGAGATTATGCTATTTTTTCCGTAGTATTATTTACAGATTATTATGAAGAAGCACGTAAAATAAAAGGCCAACATCAAAGTATGGAATTAAATCCAGAGACCATTGAAGGCGATTGGGCTGAATTTGATGGAGAATATTATTACGTTTACACAAAAGGAAATATGCTTGGATTATGCGTAATTGGCTCGCACGAACCTTGCTTTTCAGTGTCATCTTTTTTCTCCAAGGAAGATGATACATATAAATCTCAATATGAAAAGTTCTCTTCACTTTTGTCTGGTCTAAAAGAAAAATTTGAAGAGGCTGAGAAAAAACAAGAGGGAGGAGGACAACCGATGGAAGAATTTGAGAAGAAACAAGAAGAAGAAGAAGTTGTAAATCCTGCCGAAGAACCTGAAAAAGAAGAAAAATCTTCTAATTTTGAGGCAGAAAAAGAAGAAGAAGAAAAAGAAGAAGAAAAAGAGGAAGAAACTCCTGTTGGAGAAGAAAAGGAAGAAGAAGAAACTCCATCAGAACCTTCTGAATTTGAAAAACTTCAAGCAAGTCTTAATGAATTACAAACTTCTTATAACGAATTACAAACTAAATTTGAAGAAGCAACAAACAGTATTAATGAATTTAATAAAACTGTTGAAGAGCTTCGTGAAGAAAATGCTAAGCTTCAAGCCGCGGTTACTAATTATCAAGCGCTTGAAGCACAAGAAGAATTAAATAAGAAAAATAATTTAATTGAAAAGTATGAAAAAGTTTTATCTGATGAAGAAATTACCCCAATTAAAGAAGGGTTAAATGACTTCTCTTATGACGAACTAGAAGGTAAATTAGCGATTGTATTCGCTAATAAGCAAATGACTGGCAGTGAGGAACAAACTAAGAAAGTGCCACTACCAGAACCTGAAAAATCTTCTTTCGCTTTACTTATTGAAAAATATCGTAGAAAATAATTAGGAGGGAATAAGTTATGAGCATGAAAAGATTTCCTTGTGAACAATATGCCAGTTTAGAATTAAATCAAGTAGCTTTCCCTAAGACTGGTATGGTTGTTTCTTAGACTCCTCTCGGAGATGCTTTCACTAAGGATGCTCCTTGTGAAAATGGTATGTGGGTTGTAGCTGACAAGGCTGTTGGTAAGATTAATGCTCCCGCTGCAGTTACTGATGCCCCAATTGGTATCGTATATACCACAGAAAAAGAATATGACATTATGCACTATGGTCTAAAGACCTTTGGCCGCAAGATTGCTGGCGATTATCCTCGTGTTGGTGTATTAGGCATTGGTGATACCGTAACAACTAACTGCTTACAATATGATGATAGTGTATTTTTAGCTGTTACTACTGGAGATAATCAAAAGACTTCTGATGAAGTATTAGATGAATATCTATCTGGTGACCTAACTAACACCAATAAAGCTTATGTAGTAATTCCCGCGACTACTACTTTATCTAAGGCTATTCCTCAGATTGTAAAGGCTTTACCAAATGGCTATACTGGTGCTTATGGCCGTATTGTAAAATATTATACTGTACCTAACGGCGAAAAAGGCGTTAAGTATCAAATGATTAGAGTATAAGGAGGTGCGGACTTATGAATAATAATTTAAAAATTTTAATGAACGGCGTATTTGGACGTAAAGTTCCTGCTGAGTTCGCAGCTGCCGATTATGATTACGAATCCGCATTACGTGATGAATTAAAGAAACTATTATGCGATGAAAATGGTCGTTTTAATCGTTATAAGTATGATCGCAATAAGATTGATCTATTTGAACTATTATCTCAGAATTTAGATGAAGTATTACCACAGAGTTTAACTGATGCTCTTAATATGTTCACTGAAATTATGCGTTTACCACAAGGTACTCGTCCAGAATTCCGTGTAACTCGCGGAAAGCAACGCGGCAAGCAATTCGTTACTCGCGCGACCGAATCTGGTAACTATGAAACCTTCCGTCTTGACAGAGATCGTTTCGACTTACACATCTTCGCAATTGGCGGAGCTGGTGTCGTAGACTTCGAGCGCTATCTAGATGGTATCGAAAATATTACTGATATTTATGAAGTAATTAATGAAGGTATGGTAGACCGTATTTTTGAATTAATTCAAGAAATGCTATTATCTGCTTGGAAGAAAATGCTTCCTGCTAATAAAGTTATTGGTAGTTCTTTCAGCCCAACTGCAATGAAGAAGTTATGTAATACTGTTTCTGCGTATGGTTCTCCAATTATTTATTGTTCTGCAGAATTCGCGGCTGAAATGGTAAATGCTATTACCTATAATAACACTACTAAGATTTCTGATCAGGATGTTATTGATATTCGTGAACGTGGTTATATTGGAAAGTTCCAAGGCGTACCTATTGTAATTATGCCTCAATCCTTCACTGATGATACCAATAGCAAGCTAGTAATGAATCCTTCTTTCGCCTATGTAATTCCTACTGGCAAAGAAAAGATGATTAAACTTATCTTTGAAGGTAATTCTTACTTCCGTGAATGGAATGACCACGAAGGAGATAATTCTGTTACATTACAAGCTTATACTAAGGTTGGCTTAGCATTAGTATCTCCTCTAAACTTCTGGGGCATCTACTACAATAGCTCCCTAGACACAAATACAAATTGGGCGGCTTATAACGCTGCACTAACTGCTTAATAAATAGGGCGGGTATTTTTAATGCCCGCCCTTCTTTTGGAGATAAAAGGAGGATATTATAATGGATAAAATTACTATTAAAAACATTTGCAATGCAACAATTGCTCTATATGTGCCTGATGCAAAGGTTAGTCGCGAACTACCCGCTGGCCGCGCATTTAACATAGATAAAGAAACCTATGAGATACTCACTTTTGACCAAGGCTTTAATAATTTAGTGAATTTACATTATTTACAAGTTATTGGCCTTGAAGATGAAGAAAGAGTTTCCGAAGATGAAGTTATTACTACGAAAGAACAAATTGATAAAATGTTAGATACATTAGATATTACAGCTTTCGCAAAATTTATTCCTAATGCCGCTCCTGCAGAGAAGGAAACAGTAATTGACCTTGCTGTAGAAAAGAAAATTACACATTCTGGCTTTGTAACTTTGATTAAAAAGTATTGTGGTAGAGACATAATGGAATTAATTCATACAAAGCATCAAGAGGAAGATTAATAATGGCTACTCCATTCTTACAAGTATACGATGCTTTTTTAGGCCGTATAACCGCGGATGAATGGACTTTAGAAGAAGAACTAGCCATTGTTGAGCGGGATTGGCAAGAACTTCTTCGTATTGCTATTTTTAGATTTAAATATCCAAGAGTAAGTCTAGAAATAGAGCGATTAGACGACGAAGAAAGTGAATCTTCTCTTCATAGATATTAGTTCGTTAATGATTTAACTAATGATGAAATTCAACTTCTTGCTCTTTATATGAAACACGAATGGGTTAAAAGATGTATAGCAAGTTGGGAAAATATTCGTCAATTGTATGCCGATAAAGATTTTTCACAAGCAAATCATTTAGATAAATTAAATAAGTTAGAGGTTTCCATTGCTTTAGAAGTACATAAAGCAGAAGGAATTTATGATCGTTCAAGATCAAAACGTCCCGCGGACTTATTTAAAAAATTGGCAGGTAAAAAACATGGCCGTTGATCAAACATTTGAAGGTTATAGAAATAAATTAAAAGGCAGATTATATGGCTTGCTTTGTGAAAAAGAAAAAAATGGTGAGTGGGAAAAATTCCTTGATTCAATTATTATTGAATTAGAAGGACTTGGTTCTAACTCGATAAATTGGTGGCCGCTTATTGGAAAACTTGGTTCATTGCGATATTTATCATATGACTATTTTAGAAAAACAGTATTTGAGTGCATGAATTTAGTTGGCGGTCTAGAGGTTCCAGATGAGTTACCTTGAAACATATTTTTCTCGTGTTAATCACATGGGAGAAACTACGGCAGAAAGAATCAGAAATGGGGGTATTCGTTCTTTTTATAAATGGATGGCAGAATCCCCTCATACAGTACGGCAATTATCTATTGAAAGAGGGCTATATTTTGATGCTATTATTTTGACTAGTAAAGATAAGGAATATTAGAAAATAATGTTTTTAAATGTAGCAAATAATATTCCTCTTACCGTAGGAGATATAATGAATTGGCGGTCAGAAGACGGTTCTATTGAAAAGTGGTTATTATTTTCTGAGGAAAAGAAAGTAAATCCTACCTATCGCACTTTTTGGATGGTAAGATGTAATTATCTTATTAAATGGATTGACGCGGAAGGGCATTTATAGTCTTCTTGGAGTTATGTTGTAAGTTCTCTTGATTCAAAAATTAAGGGAAATTATAGAACATGGAATAATTTAATTACTCCATAGCCAAATAAATATGCTGAAATTCTAATGCCGCGACGAGTAGTTGACCGCGCGACAAACTTCATAATTGAAGAAGAATCTTGGCAAGTAATTGAATATGATCACACTAGTGTTCCTGGCACAATGTATTTATCTCTTACTGAAAATAAAATTAATCTTATTTATGATGATACCCAAAACAAGATTGCCGATTTAGATAAACGAGCAAAATATGAATTAGTATTACCACCAACAGTATAGATATTTAATGTTGGTGGAGTTATTCAACCTATTTATACCATTATGAAGAATGGAGTTCCAACTTCAATGGAAGTAGAACTTATAAGTAAAAATAAATAGGTAGCTAAGAATTAGAACGGTGTTTTAATCGCTGTCGGAGAAGGAGAAGCAGATATTCAAGTGTTATTAAAAGATTGTACTGATATTGAACCTCAAGAATTACTTATTCATATTGAAGTTAGTACGGCTGAAACTGAATTTTCTTGCTATATTGAAGGTAAAGATAAAATTCGTTTGGGTAAAGAAGAAATATATACTCTATGTAGTACTACTGGTGAAATAATAGATTAGATAGAATTTACTATTGATATACCGGAATATGCAAGGATATTATAGAGAGTAGATAATAAAACTATTATTATTAAAGCAAATGAAAAAAATAAACTTGGAAGTTTTATATTATCTGCGATAGTAGGTAATAATACTTATGAAAAAACTATTCAAGTATCTTCATTATGGTGAGGTGATTTGAATGGTTTAGGAACCAACACAAAGACGCTTTGCTGTAATGGGCGATAATACTTTTAAATTTGCTAATAAATTGGTTAGTAATAAAAAATTATGTCGATTATTAAAATATTAGACTAAAGACCCATTATTAATGGTTGATCCTGTTACTGGTAAATAGCAGCCAGATTTTGATGGGATTGATTTATTACATAAACAAATTTTAATTGTTCCTAAAGTATTCGATAATGACACAGAAAAAACTTCTTATGTAGTAGCCCTATTTGATAGTTTTTGGGTTAATTAGTTTAACGGTGAATTTAAAGTTTCTAGCGTTAGATTTGATATAGCTTGTCCATATGATGAATGGGTGTTAAATGATGTATCTTTACGCCCTTATCTTATTATGTAGGAAATAGATACTATGTTTAATAAAGCAAAATTCGCTGGCATTGGAACGCTATAGTTTTATCGCGCGGATCCTCTTACATTAACCCCATATATTGGTGGCTACTCTATGTAGTATAAAATAAATGAATTTAACTGATAATGAGATTCTAAAATTTTAGAAAGGATCTCCTATTTTATTAGATGATATATGTGCTATTTATCCAGCTACTTTAGGAGAAATTGTTGATGAAGGTTATGATAATTTTTAGAAATATCTAAGTATAGTTACTGCGACAAAGCCAACTATAGATTCTAGTAAAGATTCTGAATTTGTAGAATTGTTAAAACAATTATCTGACTTTCAATATTTATTAATGACAGCTTCTTTCGACAAAGAGGTTAATCATTTATTAAAAAAAGCATTTATGTTTTTTTGTCATGAAGAAATATTTATTTCAATGGAACCAACGCAAATTGTTATAGGTCCTTTGGCAGAAAAGCACATTCTTACAGAAGAAAAATTTTATGACTTTTAGCGAATTATAAAAAGAATATATTTTTTAGAAACTGAAGGGGAAGAAATAATTTTAAGAGATGATGATTCTCCAGAGGTTAGACAAATGAAATTAAAATTTCTTGAAAATAGAGAAAAAGTTCGCAGAGCAAAAGCTAAAAAAGCTTAGCAAGAAAAAAGTGATTTAAAACTTTCTGATCTTATTGGTAGTATGACTATCAATAATTGCGGGCTAAATATGGAAAATATTTGGCACATTACTTATTATGCTTTTCACGACCAGTTAAAAAGAATGGGTTGGCGTGATTAGTTTAATATAAACAATCAAGCCGCGATGGCTGGTGCAAAAATTAAAAAGTCGCAATTGAAGCACTGGATGCGTTCTATTGCGGACGATAACAAATCATAATTTATATGGAGGTAACTATTATGGCTGTAAATATTTTTGATAAATATGGCATTAAGGAAGTTGCTAATGTATATTTTGAAGCTCTTGAAACAGACGAAAAAGCTGGCGTATATGCAGGCGACATTGTTCTATTCCTTGATACTTTAAAGGTTTCTACTATTGAAACTACTGCCGAAAATACTGCTGCACAAGGCGGTTGGGGCAATCCTAAACTAGTACAGTGGGACTATGGTAAGGAAATTAATATTACCTTAGAAGATGCTCTTATGTCTCTAGAATCACTACGCTTCATGCTTGGTGGTGCTATTAAGAGAACTGTAAGTGCGTCTGAACCAATTATTGTACGTCACACCGAAGAAGTCGTATGTAAGACTGGCGGAGCTCTTCCTGTTATTAAAGACCATTTAACTGGTATTGCATTAACTCCTACAGCAACATATGGACACCCAATTCGTTTAATAAACTTAACTAAGGGTACTCGTACTCAACTCGAACCTGCAAGTGCAGAAGCTGCAGCTATTACTTTAACAGAAAATGATGTTATAACCTTCAAGAATCCTAAGATGATTGATGGTACTGGTAATACTCAAGCAGCAGAAAAAGACGACCACATTCGTATCTTCTGGGAAGAAATACTTGACGGCACAAGTGATCCTGAAACTGCAGTAGAAGTAACTATTTCTCCTGATACTTTCCCTGGAACTTACAAAGTTGTAGGCGATACTTTCATGCGTTCTGAAAAGACTGGTAAGGACGAACCTTTCCAATTCATTATTAATAAGGCTAAAGTACAAAGTAATGTTACTATTACTCTACAAGCCGAAGGCGATCCTTCTACCTTTGAAATGCAGTTAAACGTATTACGTTCTACTAATGAACGCGGCGAAAACGAAATGATGAAGCTAGTTCGTTATAACGTAACTGGCGCAGCTAGTGCTAATACTGGTAACGATATTGGTTCTGTAGCAGCTCACGAATAATTAATTTAATATAAAACTAGGGGTAGATTAACTACCCCTAGTCTTTTTTTATAAAGGCGGTGGAGCCTAATGATTGATCAATATTTCGGCGTAAAAGAATTGTATGAAGTTGTTTTACGCGCAAAAGTACCAATGCAATTTGGCTCTCGATATATTGAAGAAGGAGAGCCAGTATTATATTTTGAAAATATAAGTATGGCTACAATTTCTGAACAAAATCATACAATTATGGCTCGTGGTGGTTGGGCAAATATGCCGCGAGTTATTTGGGAAGATAGATCAGAAGTTAGTTTTTGTATGTCAGAAGGAGTTATGTCTTCTATTAGCATGAGTATGCTTTTAAGTGCTAATGTTGTTAATAAAGAATAGCAAGATTTACCTTTATACGTACCAAAACGAGAAGGGCCATTTGAATTGATTGAAAAAGAAATAGAAGGATAGGTTTATAATGTATTATATTTAACGCATAAACCAATATCTTATCCTGAAAAAAAGATTTTTATTTTTGAATATTCCCGCGATGTTGCTTAGAAAAAAGTTTATGGAAAACCATTGGAAATAAATGATCCATTGGGTAGAACTTGTTTAGCAATTTTTAAAGATAAAGAATTAGAACAAAACGCGGATAATGATAAAGAATACCTTGTGGATTACTACTATGAATATGGAGACGAAGCGTTAATATATGTCGTTCAAAAAGAACGCTTCAATGGATTATTCACTCTTGAGGGTAAGTTTTACTCCAAGGATGAAAACGAAGGCTTGAATTATACAAATATAATTTATATGCCAAAAGTGAGAGTTGTAAGTGATATAAACTTACGCTTGGGAGAAAGGGCTGATCCAGCGGTATCAACATTTAATATTATCGGGTTACCAGAAAATGTAGGCGGAAATAAAAAGAGTTTAATTATGGAGATAACTCGTTTAAATAGTGATGAAGACGACAGTATTTGAGCCACTTTCTTATAATAAGAAAGTGGCTCTTTTTTTTTATTATGGGAAAAAGGAGTGTGGTGAAACATGGCAAATGAGATTAATGTGCCAATTAGATTATAGGTTTTACAAGATTCAATTAGTAATTTTTAGAAAATCTTAAATAATTTATAGCCTAATACAACTAACTGGAAAGCACTTTCTAGATTAATAGAAGGTATGGTTACCGAATCTTAGAAATTGTAGGCATAGTTATCTAAGCCATTTAGTAGTGAAGGACAATTTAAAACTACTAGTAAAACCATAGATAAACTAGAAGAATCTAGTGCTCGTATTAAAGTGGTAATGGATAGTTTGAAATTTTCAGACTTGAAATTAACTCCTGATTAGTAGAATAGTTTTAATGAATTAAATAAACGGATTGATGAAGTTAAAAATAATTATAAAAGTTTTGTTGAGTAGGTTAAATAGAGCGTATTAAGTAATGCTGGGAATAAATCTTTAATTGAAGGTGTCTTAGGCGGAGCAAAAACATTAAAATCTGATTTTAATGAAATTAAACAAGCTATTGACGACCATATAAGTGATTTAAATGCATCGGTGGAGAAGCAAAAAGCTGCATATGATAAATTTAAGGCTAATGCTGAACTCGCCATGAGGGCAAAAGATTTAACAACTCCTGGTAAAGGAATTAGCGAAAAGACAATTGGCTCTGAAATATTTAATAAATATTTAGTAAATACCGAGAATGGAATAAGATTTAAATTATTTGGGAAAGGATCTGGTTCAAAAGCATTTTTATAGGCTTTAGAAAAAGAATTTAAATTAGAGCCAGGCGCTTTAAAAGAACTTATTGGGAAGAGTTTTAATGATATAAACAAAGAGCTCCAATCAATGAGCGAAAAAGGGAAAGTTAATCCTCTTCAAGGCTTAATAAAAGCTTACTCTGGTACAAGCACTGAAAAAAGTTTAAAATTAGAAAGTGATAAACTTACTGAATTATAGACTTAGTTAGAAAAATATAAACAATTATAGTTAGAATTAAGTCTATTACAAAGTTAGCAAATTAATCCGACTGACGAATAGACAAAAAGTTAGATTCAAGGGTTAGAAAATTAGTTAAATTCCCTAACCGAATCAATTTTTAAAACAACAATGGCCGGCTCTCAAATGAGGTAGCCATTTGAACAAATGACAATGGCTTGTTCATAGATGCGAATGACATTAGAGCAAACCAATGCACAATTTATTCAAATGCAAAGAGTTACTTAGACCTTTAATGCGATGAAGCAAGGTATAATTAACTTTATGGGATTTCGTTAGATCTTAAATTTAACTAAAACTGCTATTAGAGAAGCTATAAATCATATTAAAGAGCTAGATACAGTAATGAATAAAATTTCTATCGTTACTGATATGTCTACTGCTGATTTATGGGGATAGGTTGATGCTTATAGTGAGATGGCACAATCTTATGGTGTTACTATTAAGGGCGCTTATGAAGTTTCTCAAATTTTCTATTAGCAAGGACTTGAAACAAAAGATGTAATGACTTTAACAAATGAAACGTTAAAGTTGGCTAAAATTTCTGGATTAGATTACGCGCAAACTACTGACTACATGACAACTGCTTTACGTGGCTTTAAGATGGAAATGTCTTAGGCTTCATAGGTTGTTGATGTATACAGTAATCTAGCCGCGAATACTGCCGTGTCATAGGAAGAATTAGCTGTTGCTATGAGTAAAACTGCATCTTCTATGGAAGGTGTAGGAGCAACATTTGAAGAATCTTCTGCTATGATTGCTACTATGGTAGCTGTAACTCGTGAATCTGCTACAAATATTGGTTCTGCTATGAAATCTATCGCTAGTAGATATGGTGAATTAACAAAAGACCCAACTAAATTAGTAGATGAAGAAGGCGAAGCGATGGTCTTCAACAAAGTTGATGCAGCATTACAATCGGTTGGAATTTCAATGAAAACCGTTGATGGACAATTTAGAGATTTTACAGATGTTATTGTTGAATTAGCAGATAAATGGAGTCAATTAGATTCAACACAACAAAGATATATTGCTACTCAATTTGCTGGTAATAGACAACAATCTCGTTTCTTAGCGCTTGTTTCTAATAAGGATTTATTAAATACAAATTTATAGGTTGCAGAAAATAGTGAAGACACAGGTACTTTACAAGCATTAAAAGCATTAGATTCAATTGAATCTAAAATTAATCAAGTATAGGTTGCTTATCAACAATTTTATACTACAATTGGTGCAGAGAATATTTGGAGAACTTTACTTGATGGAACTAAAAATGTAATTAATACATTAAATAGTTTACCCAAATTATTTGGGAAAATTCCAATTGGTGCTATAGCTGCAATTTCTAGTATTATATCTTTAATAAAAAATTTAGGTATAGACTTACTTAGCGCATTTGCTTAGTTTTTTGGTCAGGGAGTATTATAGGGTGCACTTCAGGCACAAAGTCAAGCGTAGGAAGGCGCGCAATCTCTGATAGGTATTATTCTTAATACTATAAGAGGAAAAAGGGGAGAATTTACTAATGCTGGTAAGGAATCTGCCGAAGCATATACGTAGGGAATATAGCAAGGTAGTTCAAAAGTTACGCCCGATCAATTAACTGGGCAAGCTAGAATTACATATGATAAAAATCAAAGTATTATTGATAACTTTAAAACTAAGACTAGTTAGTTTAGTGTAACAGGTAGCGATTTAAATACAGCATATGCTATATTAGCTAATGAAATGAGAAGTCTTCCTACAGATGTTCTTGATAAAATCAATGCTGATGAATCACTTGCTAAATAGTTGTTAGAAGAATATATTGCTACTTTAGAAAAAGCAAATTAGAAATTATTAGAAACTGGTAATACTGCTGATTAGAGTGGTAGTAAATTAAAAAACTTTATTTCTAATCATAAAAATTTAGGATAGGGATTACAATCTTTTGGGTCTGCATTAAATATGGTTGCTATGACCATAAATACAGCCGCTGAAGGTGGAAAAACTTGGAGCGGTGTATTATAGGGAATGGCAGCGGCAGCAACGTTAGCTAGCGTAGCAGTTAAGGTATTAGATGGTGGATTAAAGTCTATACCTTGGATGGCTCTTGCTTCTGGTATATTAATGGCTATTAATGCTATTTCTACTTTAATTGTAACTCCAGAAGAACGCTTAGAAGAATTAGAAAAAAAGGCAGAAGAATTAAGTAATAAAGCAAAAGAAGAAAAAGCAAATTATAAAATATTAGATCGTTCTTTAAAAAAGTTAGATGAATTAAAAGAAAAACGATATGAAAGTGCTGAAGCGGCAGAAGAGTATTAGACTGCGGTTGATGAATTAGCAGACAAGTTCCCAGCCATGATTGCTGGATTTGATGAAGCAGGTAATGTTATTCTTGATACTACTGATGCAGAATCTGTTTTGATGGAAGCGCGAGAAAAGAGTGCGAAAGTCACTTATGACGCGGCTAAAGCTGAAATGGATACTCAAAAAGAAAAATTAAAATAGGCTAAAGAAAAAATAAATTCTAATCTAGAATAGCTAAATATTACAGGGACGGAAACAGAAGAATTTAATCTGTAGGATAATTTAGCAACTAAAAGATATTCTTTAATTAATTATCTTTCAAATTAGATAACAACTCGTAGGGAAAATGGGCAGGATTGGGATATTTTAAGCTCTATTCAAGAAAATTTAATAAATGCAATAGAGTTTAATGATAATATATACCAATCTTATTTAAATTGGGTACAAGATTAGATACCTGAATTTTAGGAATCTGATCTTAATTTTTCTATATAGGAACAAGTTAGTTCACAAACATATATAAATGAATTAAATGAACTTCTTAATACATTAGAGGCGTTTACTCCTGAAGAGCTAATATCTTCTGAAGCTTAGAATATTATTTAGAAAATTAATGATAAATTAAATGATGAGAATAGACCAAATATTGACTTATCAAATTTTGAAGAAGATTTTAATAATTTATAGACATCTTTAAAAGATTATATTTCTGAAAATACTATTTATAAGGCTTATTCAAAGTAGGTTATAAGTGCTTGGTAGCAATCTGCTAAAGCTAATACTAAAGCTTGGGATGTATTGAAACAAAGTAGTTTAGCCGCGGCGATGGTAACTTCATATATTAAAAATGACATTGATAACAGTAAATATAAAGGAGATTATGAAAAAGCGCTTGCGGCGGGAGAAGAAGTAAATTGGCAAAATTATTAGTAGCAAATGGCTGATTTTATTTCTACTTTATCAGAAGATAGATTAAAGTTATTTAATAAAATGTCAGAAGATACTTCTCATTATACAGCTTAGGATTTAATTGAAGAATTTAATATTGGCCCTGATGCCGCAGAAATAATTTCTAATTATTATAATCAAGGAATTAAATCAATCCAAGATCGTTTAAAATAGAATTTAGCATAGGCCACTGGTATAGAGTATAATAAAGAGATAGATAAATTTTCTGATGAATCTAAATTAATTGGGTTTTACGAAGATTATTCAAAATTAATTGAAAATGCTAAAGTTGGCATAGAAGAGCAATATCTTAATTCAATTTTATCTCAATATAATTCCTTAAAATCAAATGGTTACACTCAACGCGCTTCTGATTTTGGAGACGCTGCAATTAAATTATTTACTTTAATTGATAATCAAGAAGCAATTCTTGAAGCATAGCTATGGGATTTAGTTAATACTAATGGCTTAACAACATTGGAAGGTATTTAGAATACAATAGATTCTATTACCAAAAATGAAAATATTCCAGAAAATGAAAAAAAATTATTAGAGGGTTATTTACAAACTTTATATGATAATATTATTCCTAATATAAATCTTGCAATTCAAACTGCGACTTCTAACTTGCTTGAAACTTGGGAAGATACAAGTAAAGAACTTTCTAAGGCTATGACAGGCGGATTAAGTCTTAAAGAAGCCGATGCTTTAATTTCTAAGGCAAAAGCACTTGGAATTGAAGGATTTGATTTAAGTAAATTTGTTAATACTGGAGATAAGTTAATTTTAACCGAAAAAGCTTTTGAAAATTATTTTAAAAAATTAAATGAAGCGACAAATAAAAATATTGAAGAATTAGGAGCAAGATTAGGAGATTTAAAAAAATTAAATATAAAATCTTTAATGTCTTCTGGTATTTCTAATGCTCCTCAAAAATATGTATAGGATTTAAAAGCTTTATTAGAGAGTTTTAACATTAATTTATACGAATATTTAGACTAGTATGGCCGTTTGACAACAGATGGTAAAAATGCAATAGAAGAAGCAATAACTAAAAACGAAGAGGCTTATAAAAATCTTACTGATGCTCAAAAAATTGCCTTAGACCAATTAACAAATGCTTATGATAGAAGTCGAGGAGTATATAAAGAAAGCAGTCAAGATGAAAAAGCTATTGAGTACAAAGATTTAAAAGAGATTGCAAGTAGTATAAATTTAGCAAAAGAAGCTTATTCTAAACGAGCAATTAAAGAATAGCTAAATTCTGTTTATAGCACCTTAATTTCCGATGTTCTTACAAAAGGTCTTAAAGGTATTAATACTGCTGACTACGAAGGTTTAATTAATGATGAAGAAGCTCAAGGTACATTAAATAAATTAAAGGGTAGCTCTTATGTCAATTTCATTAAAGAATATGCTCAACTCGCAGGTAAAACTATTGATGAAACTAATGACTTAATAGTTTAGGCAATGCAAAAAGAAGCGGAAACTACAACTGGTGACGCAAAAGAAGCTATTAAAAATGTTAATTTTTATAGTAATGAAGTTGCTTATGCTTCTTTGGATACTGTTAATAAATTAGCGAAAGCATTTGAAACAGAAATTAATAAATTAATAGTACCCAATTCATATAATGAGGCGCTTGGCGGTTATAGAATAAATCTTAGTGAAATAGCTTTAAATGGAATAGACCAAATTAATACTCTTATTGCTGAAAGTTTAGAAAGCATATTTGAAAGTGTAATTAAGAATATTAAATCTGCTATTGGTGGAAATTTATCTATTGCAGATAAAACTAATTTAATTGCTCAATTGGGATAGCTTGGAATAACTGGTATATCTGACTTAGACTTTACTAAAACAGAAGAGGGCTTAAAATTAAGTTAGGTTGCCGCAACCAGTATTTACCAACAATTAAAACAAATTGATGCTATTCAGGCAAAATTAGTATTTAAAGAGTTGGACGATTCTTTAAAGGAGACTAATGAGAACTATGAATCTATTTCTTCTATTTTAAATCATATTGCTAAACTTAATGAAGAAATAAGTGACGCTGGGAATGAAACTTCTAATGCAAGAAAACAACAATATAGCGAAGAATTAGAATTAGCTAAAGAAATTCTTGCTGTTCGCTCTACAACAGAAGATTCTTCATTTAACTTTATGTCCAATAAAATTCCTAGCGGTCAAAATAATCCATTAAATTATTGGAATAATTGGGCAAAAGGCTGGATGACATTAACAGAAGCTTTTAATAAACCAGAAACATATATAAAAGATGGCAAAAAAGTAAAATCAGGTTTAATAAATTATTAGGATTGGTACAATTTAGTTACTGAAATGAATAATATTGCTAAGCTTGGTGGATCTTTTAAAGTTGCAGGAGTAGAATTAGATGGTTCTCTTGAAGCTGCGGCGGAGCTTATTGAAAAAGGTGCTGCTTCTCTTGTTGCTTCTTCTGATACTGGAGAATTAAAAGTTGCCCTTAGTGGTATGGCTCTTAATTTTGAAAATGGCACGGCTGATTTTTCTTCTGGTATAGATGATGGTATAAAGGCATTAGCAGAAAGTTAGATAAAAATGCTTGACGGCATGATTTCTGTACTTGAAACTGTTGTTGCGATGGAAAAATTAGGAGATATTGCCGGTGAAAATGGAGAAATTAAAATTACTGATATATTTCCTAATATTGTTTTTGATGAAAAAGGTCAAGTAACTAATTTAAGTGAGATTCATGAATATACTGAAGAATATAGTGACGCATTATATGATTTAACAAAATTATATAAAGAAAATGAGCAGTTTCGGGAAGGCGCGAAAAATTTCAAAATAAATGGAAAGAGTTTTTCCGAAATTATCGGAATGAGCCCATAGTAGTTAGCCTCATAGGGAAAAGATTTTATCAAGGCCTATATTACAGCAATAAGAGAAATTGCGGGTGTTGGCGGAGATTGGGACAGCGCATTTGATATTTTACAACAAAAATTCTTGTCTTTAAACTTTGCAAATGGAACAGAATTTACTTTGGGTGATATTACTTATTATTATTAGGACAATATTGCTTTAATAAAGAAAGATGGGAAATATTTTGTTGGAGACCAAGCTTTTACAACTCCAGAGGGCGCCATTAAAGCAATAAAAACTTAGGAAATAGCTGATCTTATGGGAGCGGAAAACGCTCAATCTTCTGAGGAAACTGGCGAAAATACAATTAATATTTTTGGTTAGACAGTAGAAATTATTTATCATGAGAATGGCACAGTTACTTATCAAACAACTTGCAATGGAACTACAATTGAAAGTGAGACTCCCGAAGGAATAAAATTAGGTATTTTAGCTTTAATAAAGGATTAGCCTGATTCAGAAGAGACTATAACTGAATAGGAATCAAAGACTATTGAAGTTATAATTCAAGGAGTTAAATATGCGGTAAATATTGATGGTGAAGTTAGCGTAGAGGAAGGAAAATCAGTAGATGCAGATATAGAAACTGCATTAGCTAAAGCTTATAAAGAAAATTTTACTTCTCCACAAGAAGTATATACTACAGCTGATGCCTCTGTTAATATTGATAACTTAACTGTTATTCCTCAAAAAGTGGATGTAGATTGGTCACAAATTAATAGTGCTTATGATTTTAATTTATCAACTGCAACAGCGAATCTTATCAATTTAATCTTAACTGGAACACCAACTGTTATCGAAGGAGAAAATTTTGTAAAACCAGTAGAATTACCTAATAATATCCCAGAGATTACGGTTAGAATTGCTAAGTTAATATATGATAAAGTAGCATAGGGCTTTGAACAAGTAGATAATATTTAGTCTATAATTAATAGCGTTGAGGATGGATGGAAACAGTCTAAAACAATAGATATATTAGTGTCTTCTTTAAAATTCATTCTTGAATAGACAGAGGGCACTGATAATATTAATGATAGTGAAATTTAGAATACAATTGCAGCATATAATGATATTCCAGTAGGGGACAAAAAAGCAATTATTGGTTCTTTATTTTTAACCGCAACTTCTGTTAATGGAAACGATGTCAGAAATATAGCACAAGTAAAATTAAATGAATTATTAAAAGCTTTTAATGAGATCGGAAGAGCGTCGTGTAGGGAAAGAGTGTCTTCGCCTGTGTAG